TTTAAGCTCCTGTGGGGTGATTCCCGTGTTGCCCCCTCTGACCGGGCAACCCGGGCGTCACACTTTCTTGTAAACGTTCAGCCCGATCATTACGTCTTCCGCGCCTGGAACTCGAGCGTTACCCCGTGTCGTTGCGATTACACGCGATTTCTGGGATTTGCTAAGCCCCAAATCCTCGTTCAAATTCACCTCGATTGTGAGGATTCCTTCCCGTACTGACATTTTGCAGTTTTCTGGCATTACATTCTCCTTCCCCGGACCCCCCGGGGGCACCCCCATTAAAGCACACGGGGGCGCTCCTGTCAAGCCCTAGTTTACTCTGCGGGTTCTACTGTGTATTTAAAGGTTGCTGTTCTAAACGGTCCGTTCCTCACTGTGTTGTTGTGGTCCGCGACTTTTTGTGCGCCCACTTTGGTTGCAAAATACATGATAACTCCTCTTTCCTTCATGTAGGATTCTCGGGTCCCTGTTGGCCCGCCGCTTACGTGGCATTTGATTCTGTACATGTTACCTCCTGTTAGCCGTGAAACCAGCGTATTAGCTCTTCTTTGTTGGGCCAGTTCCACTCTTTCTCATCTTCATCGTAGAACCAGTCCTTCACGTCTTCGTCTGTTAGTGGTTGCATTCCCTCCATTACGTAATGCGCCCAGTCTTTCGACGTGTAATCAGCTCGCATGTTCTCCGCCATTTGGTAAGCGGTAAACCAACGTGCCTCGTCTTCGTAATCACGCTTTCTAGGCTTCCCATCCCGGCCAATGAAATCGATGTGGCTTGTAGCTTCCTCGATTCGCTTAGCAAAATCCTGGATGTTCGGCCCCGTTTGGGGTTTCTCACTCATTTCATTCTCCTATTCGTCCCAAATTCTAAATAGGGCGGCGGCAACTACAGCGTTACTATATTCTTCGCCTGTTGCACATTCGTCCTGGATTTCAAGCACGTAATAGGTCAGGTCTCGTTGGCTCGCTTTGCCTGCCCCCATGCTTTCAAACGTTACACCGCGTTCCTCTGCGGCGTTTACTAACTCTGTTACTCCTGGCATTTTGTTCTCCTGTTTAGTAAATTTGCCGGGCTAACACGTAAGCGGCCCGAAAGCCGCCCATAACACTATCATAATGTCTTGGTCCTCTTTGCCAAGCTTCTGTTCCCGTCGTTCTCCAGTAACAGGCGAATTGCCCGTGGCTTTTGAACACCAGTATTTCAAGCTTGTTCGCGCTGTCTTTCAGCGTTGCACAAGGCTTCCCTTTTGGTTTCTGCATGTTTGCTCCTATTTGTTAAATTCCCTGATCTTCTCCAGGGTTCCTGCTACCTCTTCCATGTATTCGTCATGGAAGTCAAGCTCCTTCCCTTCTAGGTCTTTCCTTGTGTTCGCCATTCCGTCCAGCCAATCATCAACTGCTTCGATAATGATTGCCAAGTCCGCTTCGGTGAGTTCTGTGTAAACGCGTCCGTCGGGAACTGGCCCGTCCAACACGCCCAGAACGTAGCTTCGTTCTTCACTCATTTCGTGTCTCCTATTCGAAAGCCCACGCGTTCGTGTCTTCGAAACCGGGGTGCGGTTCGAAATCTCTCACGTTGCCTGCTTCCTTGTCTGTGGCGAGAACCATGAAAACGATCTCACCAGTTCTCATGTTTGTGTCGATCGAGCAGTTCTCGTTGGTTTCGTAAATCCGCTCCGTGGCCGCGTCCCAAACCAAGACTTCCGTGTCGTCTTCTAACAGTTCTAGGACTTCTTTCAGTTTCTTCACGTTCATGTTTCAGGTTCCTATTTCGTGTTCGTCAACGTCGACGAAATGCAGTCCCTCGTCTTTTAGCTTCTGGGCCTGTTCGTAGGCGAGTTGCTCCGTGTTCCAAACTGAAACGTGGGACAGATCACCGTTGTAAACAGCCACAACCGTGTAAACACGGTCGTTTGGCTCGCTTTCTTTGCCGCCCGCAATGTCGCGAAGCGTGTCGTTTAGGTCGTTGCTCATCTTCCTACCTCTTCCAGCAATTTCTCGAGTTCTATCGTTTCGTCCCGAGACCAATCTGCGAATTCCTCGCAACCCGTCCACTCGTCCATTCCGAGTATTCGGTCCATTTCTATTGCCATGTTTAGCAACGCCCGTAGGAACTTAATTTGCCGTTGCGTCATGTTCCCGCTCCTGTTTGTTGTGTTTGATCCGCTTTACCCGTCTTTCGAAACGGGCCTGGGCTGTTACTGTCTTCCGACAGAACCCAGGGTTGCTGCGGCAGAACTGCTGGATTTCAGCTTCTGTCGTGTTTCTCGTGATTTTTAGAACTTCCACTTCGTTCTCCTGTGTTTACTTGTAAAGCGGCTCCTCTCGGATTACCGCGATTTTGTAACGGATGGAGTTGAGTTCTGTTTCGTCCTCGCCCCAACCGCCTTGCCTTTCTGCGAGTTCGTCAATCAGTCCTCGCAGAACTTCAAGTTCGTCTGTCGTTAGTTTCAGGTTGTGTTCGTTCATTTTACGTTCTCCTGTGTTTGCGAACTCGGCCCGGGGGCCAGCTCGCGCCCCCAGTATAACACAGCGCGGCCCCGCTGTCAAGGTCTAGTTTATCGCGCCCAGAAGAGCCGCCGAGTAAACAGAGAAGGACCGGTCCTTCCTACAAGTTTTGTGATAAGTTCTTGTTCTTGGGGGGAAATCCCTCAAACGGTTCCTTGCCGCCGGGGGGAACAGAGGAGAAGGACCAGCGAGACCGGTCCTGCTGAGGTTCTGTGTTTCAGGCCCCGTCGTTCGGGGCTGGTCTTCCCGGTCCTTCTGGTCCTTCTTTTCAAGAATCAGAGAGAAGAGAGAAGCGAGGGGGGCGTATTCGCGAATACCCTCCCCCCGTCGCCCCGTGGGTTTCGAACCCGGGAGCCGAGAAGGACCGGGCAATCCTGGAAGTCACCGTCAAGTGGTTCGGTGTCACCCGCGCTTCCGTCCGTTGGCCTCGTGACGCGTTACTCGCGCCGTTGGTCCTCTTCTGCTTCCCGCCGCCCGGGGAACCTGTTCGGAAGTCCTCTTCTCAAGCCGTTGCCGTGAACGCATTCGGAAGTCCTCTTTGTGACGTGTTCCGTGTTAGGAACAGTCCTCTTTAGAACAGGTTCGCGCTACGCGAAAGCCGCCCGCTCTCCGCCCTCCACCTAACCGAGAATAGGGGCATCGGCAATGTCGCTTAGCGAATGTGTTGTGCTGTCCGGAGAGTGGCCCCGGGTTGCCCCGGGGCCGTCCCCGCTAGCTTGGCGTGTTCAGTGCCTTGCTAGCGTCCTTGAGCGCGTCCTGGACCTGTTGTAGCGTCGTGTCGCGCCGTACGCAGCCCCGGATGATGTTCCCTGCGTTCATCCGTTTCGCACCTGGGTTCCTGTTGACGTAGCGTGTTGCTAGCGTCCCCGGAGCCAGTCCCTTCAGCTTCTCAGCTGCTGCCATCACGGCTTCTGGGCTGGCACCTCTCAGGGCTAAGGCGACTTCGTCGCCGTTGTCCATCGAGAGGTTCCCGTTGGCGGCTTGGTACGTTTCGTACCGGGCCTTGTACAAACGAAGCTGCTCTGACTTGCTTCGCTTGGGCGTGCCGTCGACTTCCGTCTTGGGCTGCTCTTCCGCTTTTCCCTGCGGCTCGGGTTGCTTCGCTTTGGCCACTTGCGTGCCCTCCTGCGTTGCGCCCGCCGGGGCGCGGGGTTGCGCCCCGGTCCGGCGGTTTGCCGGGCGGCGTCGCTGCGCCAACCGGCCCAGCCAAAAAAGCACAGCGAGCGGCGCGGCGCAAGTCCCGCAGCGCCTCGCGTGTGCGCGATTCGCGTGCGCGTGCGTGCTTGCGCGCTCGGCTGCGCGCTTGCGACGCAGCGCCGGGCCGGTTGCCTCGCGCACGCGGTAGGCACCGCGCTTGCGCTCGCGATTTAATCGCGGGCGTGCGCCCGCCCGGTTCCGATAGCAGGCAGTACGCCAACCACCCGGCGACGCTTTCCACGTTATAGGGGGTTGCACGTGCCCTCGACCTCATTCCGCTGCGCGCCATTGCGGATTCTCTTTTTTTCGTGCGCGCGGACGCGTAGGGAACGGGGGGTTGACAGACCCCCCTGGGGGTGTGGTATACTCTGGAGATGCGCGACTCATTCTTTAGAGACCTGCCGCCTTTAACGGTGACAGAAGTCATCAAGCCTTGTACCTTGGAGGAGCGCACCTTCATACTCAATCAAAGGATGATTGAAATTGGCCGAGCAAGAATTAGTTCAGACAACAGAATCGTCGCAATTAAGCGAGTTCGAAGAGTTAGAGAAAGCACTCGATCCGCCGCATAGACTATTTTGTTATGAATATCTAGTCGATTTTAACCATCGACGAGCGGCTACTGTTGCCAATTTTTCTCCAGATTCCGGTATGCGGATGCTTCGGAAGCCCGACGTATCCAAGTATATCAAACTCCTAACCGATGAACTGGCCCATGAATCCCTTATATCCAGGGATATGGTCCAGCATGAGTTACTCCACGAGTTCCTACCCCGAGCGAAGGGTGAAAAGGAAGTCGTTGGGGTCGACCGGGATGGCATAGCATGGTCCGGGAAAGTCACAAATATGGCCGCGCATGCCAAAGCCATCGACCTAATGTCGAAACATAGTGGGTTCACGGTTCCAGAAACTGTTAAGGGCGGTCTGACTATCAATATAAACCACGAAGCCATGGGTATAACTATTGACGGACAAGCGATCGTAATAGAAGATGGCGCTGAATCTACCGAATGAATGGAAAGCACGTGATTACCAATCCCCTCTATTCCAATACATGTTTGAGGGAGGTCTTGATCGCAAACGTGGATGTGCTGTATGGCACAGACGGGGCGGTAAAGACTCGTGTTGTTTACAATTGTCCGCTGTATCATCACAAATGCGCGTCGGTACGATTTGGCATATGTTGCCAACTCTCAAACAGGGACGAAGAGTAATATGGGATGGTATAGACCGAGAAGGTCGAAAGATGATAGATCAGGCATTTCCCAAGGATATGCGCGATCCAACTTCTCCGATCAACAACTCGGATATGCAGATTCGCTTCCGGAACGGGAGCATATATCAGGTAGTAGGTTCTGATAACTATGATAGTCTCGTCGGGACAAATCCTGTTGGCGTTATATTTTCAGAATGGGCGGTCGCAGACCCTAAAGCCTGGGACTATATTCGTCCGATCCTTGCTGAGAACGGTGGATGGGCATTATTTATATACACCCCTCGTGGAAAGAATCACGGTAAGAAACTTTATGACATGGCTCAGGCCAATGCTCGATGGTTCTGTAGTATGCTTACTGTCGACGACACCTTCAGGCCGGACGGCACTTACGTCATTGGCCCTGACATTATCGAACAAGAACGCGCTGAGGGCATGTCTGAGGAGAAGATTCTACAAGAATACTTTTGTTCGTTTGAAGCGGGCATGGAAGGGGCGTTTTACACTCAGGACCTTAATCTAGCAGAAGCGGAAGGACGGATCGGAGATTACCCACACGATCCGATGAAACCTTGTCAAACTTGGTGGGACATAGGATTTAGGGATGCCACAGCGATTATTGTTACGCAGCGCGGGGACGATGGGAAGCCGGTTATCATCGACTACCTCGAAGCGAGGAACAAAGCTCTTGACGAATGGATTAGGGACGTCCGGTCTCTCCCATATGATTATGACGAGCACAATGGACCCCACGATCTTGAAAACACCGATTGGACAACCGGAAAGACAAGAAGGGAGTTCGCCCTTGGCCTTAACTTCGCGTTCGAAATTGTACCGAAACTCCCGGTTCAGGACGGGATTGACGCGACGCGAGCAATTATACGAGTAGCCCGGTTTGATGAAAATAAGGCCGGGAGACTCATTGACGGTCTCTATTCATATCGACGTGAGTATGACGATAGGCTCCAGATGTTTAGAGATAAGCCCTACCATGATTGGGCGAGTCACCCCGCTGATGCTATGCGCTATCTCAGTGTGGGATGGAGAGATTACGTGGGGGGCCTCAAGGTATCCTCCAGTAAGTACAATGTTAAACCAGCAGTAACAGGACACCGACGCCAGAAGAAGCAGGATTACCAGGATATGTACCCTTGGATGTTCAATGACGATGGAAGCTTAAGACATGGACCCTCTAGAAATCAGAGCACGATTCGACTCCCTCGTATCGCAACGAAAAACCGTTGAAGATGTTTGGGAAGTAATCAATCAGTTAGTAGTCCCTTTCCGGGGTGACTTCTTCCGTGACATTACCTCCGAGCATGCGGTTACTTGGCGAGATAATCGTGAGATTTTTGACTCGACTGCTGTGGATGCTGCTAATACTCTTGCTGCTAGTATTCACGGCGCTCTTACTAGCCCCGCTATACGTTGGTTTGAGTTGGGGTACCGTGATCAAGCCCTAAATGAATTGCAGGAACCTCGAGAGTGGCTTGAAAGGTCCTCTGAAAAATGCTTCACCGCCCTCCAGGATTCCAACTTTAATTTGGAGGCCAATGAAACATACCTCGACCTAGTTACATATGGTACCTCGATGATTATCGAGGAGGTCGAAGAGAAGAACGGGGTATTCCAGAAACTTATCTTCCAGTCTGTACCGGTCGAGGAGACTTGGTTCGAGCAGGATTGGGCTGGTCAGGCCCACCGAGCATATCGTCGTTATATGTGGACCCCGGTTCAAATAGTTACGAAATTCGGTCCGGAGGGTTGTCCCGCTGACATAATTCTCAAAGCGTCCACTCCACAGGGCATGGATGTTAAAGAAAAAGTGGTGATGTGTATTTACCCACGTGAAGACAAGAAAGATGCCAATGTTGCTAGGATATTGGCACCTTTAGAACGTCCCATAGGCATGAAATATATACTACATAAAGATGCCTTTGAACTCGGGGAGGAGGGCGGATATTATGAAATGCCTGCCTTTATACCCCGGTGGCGAAAGACTTCCAAGTCGATGTGGGGTCATGGCCCAGCAATGATAGCATTGCCGGATATACTGACAATCAACAGTCTCGTGGAGCTTATTCTTAAAGCAACAGAGAAGGTTGTCGACCCTCCGACCAAAGTAACAGAGCGGGGTCTACTGTCCGACCTCGACTTGGAACCTGCCGGTCTAACCGTCGTACGCACGATGGATTCAATGGAACCCTACGAGTCGGGTGCCCGGTTCGATGTAAGCCAGCTCCAGCGTGAGGCGCTTAAGCAATCGATCCGGAGCATCTTCTTTGTGGACCAGTTGGAGCTTAAGGAGTCTCCAGCAATGACCGCGACAGAGGTTCAAACTCGCTATGAACTCATGCAAAGGCTCTTGGGACCAACGCTCGGAAGGCTCCAGTCAGATTATCTTGACCCGCTCGTACAAAGGACTTTCAATATCCTTTACCGTGCCGGTCAACTCGGTGAGCCACCCGCAGTTGTGTTCGACAGTGATGGCGAGCTTGACATTATTTACACAGGACCGTTGGTACGCGCACAAAGAGCCGATATTGCTCAGGGTGTCACCCGATGGGTGGCTACGCTTGCCGAACTCGGTGAAGTTACGCCTGATGTTCTGGACGTCCCGAATTGGGATGCGATTGCTAAGGAACTCGCAAGCTTGGAGGGTGTTCCAGCCAAGTTAATGAATTCAGATATTGTTATTAAGAAACAACGAAGAGCGCGACAAGAGGCTCAAGCCCAGCAGCAACAGGCGCTACAAGCACAAGAAGAAGGTGCCGGTATGGAAGCTATGGGTAAAGGCGCAACAGCAATGGCAGAGGTAGTACCAATTGGACAAGCAACAGCAAGTGGAGAAGCCGCGTAGTAAAAAGCAATTAGCGGTTGATCTAGTAGTAAGTAAATCAGGATATTTTTACCGTATATTCACTTCGCCAGATGGTAAGAAAGTCCTGGAGTGGTTGGAAGACGAGTTCGATTCGGACGAAATCTTCACAGCCGGGGAACCCGATACCACGAGTTATAATCTTGGTAAGCGGGATGTTATTGTATACATTCGTCAGATGATAAGGTTGAAAGAAAATGCCACCAAGTTGGAGGGATGAACTCCCAGAAGAAATAAGAAGCCACAAAACCCTCAAAGATGTTGCAGATGTGGGGTCGTTGGCCAAGCAGTTCATTGATGCTCAAGCTTCGATGGGAACATCGATCCGTATTCCCGGGCCAGATGCCGGGGCCGAAGCATTCACGAACTTTCACGCAAAGCTCGCTGAGAAGGTGCCTGGTCTTATACCGACGCCTGATCCGGATAATGCGGAACAAATGAATGCCCTATACACCCGTATGGGGCGTCCCACGGATGCTGTCGGGTACGAACACCCCGAGGGAGTGGACCCGACACAGATGGCGGATTTCGCCAAATTGTCCCATGGCCTGGGGTTGACTAAAGCTCAGTATAAAGGAATACTCTCTGAGCTTGGGAAGTATACCGCCACTAAGCAAGAAACCTCGGACGAAGACTTTAACCAGGGTATCCGTTCCCTTAAACAGGAGTGGGGCATAACGTACGAAGATAATCTCCAGTTGGTGCAATCCGTGATGAAAGGCACGGGGGCACCTAAGGAGTTCATGGAATTGGCCGCGAGTAATAAACTCCCGGCTGCATCCCTTAAGTGGCTTCATAGCATAGGAAAACAATTGGGCAGCGAAGGCATAAATTTCCAGAAAGATGAATCATCAACTCGACTTGCACCCGCTGAGGCTAAAGCCAGATCAGCCGAAATTATGGCCGATGAAAAAGGGCCATATTGGGATGCTTCTCATCCACAACATAAGGAATATGTACAGCGTGTTGTCGACCTGAATAGGGCGGCAGCGGCTGGTGGCGTTTGAGTGTTGGGAGTGCGGGGCCTGTTGCCGATTAGTAGGCTTCAAAGCCCCGGAGCTTGATCGTGGTGACAAAGCGTGTATCCACCTTACGGAGGATAACCTCTGCGAAATTTATGCGGACAGGCCAGATTTCTGTCGCCTCAATCCGAGCCGCGATCCGAAAGAGCAAACTGCGTGGTGTAAGCTCCAAGAAGCGAACTGGCCGGAATATGTCGAGCAATTAAAGAAACTTGCCAGGGGTTGACAGACCCCCCGGGGCGCGTGGTATACTCGTCAGCATGAGATCGATCAGGGGTAGCCTAATTCTAGGTCCCTTATCACCTCCGGTTGCCAGCACGAACGCTGGAAGCTGAGGGTCCGGGTTGCCGGGTAGCTCCAAGCGGATTCTTTTAATTTGTTAGGAGCCAGATCATGGTCAACACAGTTGACAATATTTTCGTTGCTACCTTCGAAAGTATTTTGCGCCATCTTGCGCAACAGAAGCCCTCACGACTCCGAGCTAAAGTCCAAGAACGTGGCGTTAACTCGGAAGAGCACAACTGGGAACGGTTGGGCACTCGTGAAGCTTTGGTGAAAACCACTAGACTCCAACCCACGCCAGTGCAAGACTGGCCGTGGTCAAGACGCGTGTCAGTGCCGACAACGTACGATACTGGTGATTCCACCGAGCAAGAAGATATCGTACAGATGATTATCGATCCGAACTCCAACCTCGCACAGTCGCAAGGCTATGCGATGCGTAGGGCGTTCGATGATGAAATCATCGCGGCAGCTACCGGTACCGCGCTTGATGGTCTAGGTGTTGCTAATGTATTCCCCGATTCTCAAAAAGTCTTCGGGGTCACGGTTGATGTTTACGACACCAGCCTCAATTTCGATCTCGTTACGCAGGTCACCGAAAGGTTCCTGGATAACGATATCGATCCCGATACGCCGAAGTGTATAGTAATCGGCCCTGTTCAGGCCCGGAAGCTCTTGCAGCTGACGGAAGCGACCAGTGGCGATTATGTCTATGTGAAAGCCCTCGCAGAAATGGGCTACATCGACAATTGGATGGGGTACCAGTGGATTGTATCCACGCGGTTGAACCATCCGACTGCACCTGGCATTGATATCGACTGTTTTGCCTTGACCCAAAAGGCCATTGGCATGATGGTTGATCGCGATATCACTTCGCGAATCGCAGAAGACCCATCTATCAGCTTCGCGTGGAGGATTTATTCCTTCATGACGATCGGGGCTGTTCGGGTTGAGGACGAGCATATCGTCAATCTGCAGCTAGCGGATACGATTTAACCCGTACTTCTGGCGAAGTGTGAGTTGGGGTCCCGTTATCGGGACCCCGTTTTTACCGGAGAACAAAGTGGATAAGATTACATCCGATAGCATTGCTAATTCCAAGCCCAGCTTTGTGGTCGCAGTTGAAGCAGCTGCTACCCTTACTATTGGTGCCGGTGAAATTGGTATTTTCATGGGCGATAACGTTGCAGCCGATCATACGGTTCTGGCTCCCGGAGTCGCGCCAATTGGCAACAACCAACGAGTTGTAACTGCATTCGAAAACCTTCGGGACCGCTTAAAGGAAGGAAATTTTCCGGTGGGTCCCGGGGCCGTAACATTTGTCACTGGAACCCCGCCTAGTAGCGAAGGCTACACTGTGGGTGAAGGGGCAGGTATACCCGCATTAACAGAGGATGATGCTGCCATTGCATTTGGTGATGGTTTTTATCCGGCGGGGAATTCCGGCAATTACCTCAATCACATCAATCGTATGATTGAAAGATTCCAGGAGGATTTGCTGCCGTTTAACTAAAATAAGGGAAAATCCCATGAGAGTAGGAGCAAACGTTCGCCAGTACCATCGGATCAAGAAAATGCATGCGGAAGGCGTGGACCCACAATTCATCGCCAATACCATGCAAATGACCCCCCAGAGTCTTGAAAAAATTCTGGCGGTTCTTGATGGACGGGATGAAAAGATTTTAGCCGTGGAAGAGAACGCAGAAGTTCAATCTCTACGGTTACAACTTGCTGAACAGGCCCAGAAACTGGCCAAATTTGAGGAGCCAACTGATGGCGAGACGGTACAACACAGCGAGACCGAAGAGGTCAAAGTTGAAGAAACGGTCGAAGGTGGTGAAAAAGTCGAGGGTAGTGAAGAAGTCCCGACTGATGAAAGCACCTAGAGGGTACTAATGCCTCACATTTCTGATGTGCGTTTCGAAGCGCTACGGGCACAATTGCCCCTAGCGCCTCCGCACACTAATGATCTGTTGTTCGAGTGGACATTAACGCAGGGTGGTAGCGGTAATACTCTCAATGATCGTATTCGTAACATGCTGATTTTTCAGGGTGCTACTCCAGGCCACGTAAACGATATGTGGGCACAGGTATTGGCGCTCAACGGGTTTGGTGGCTCCCTGAATGATCAACTATTAGAGTTTTGGGAATCTGGTGGCACCTTTGCTGGTGGCCCCGGTGTAAGTAATTGGCAATTAGAAGGATCAACCGACGCTTGGGGAACTGAAAGCGGCGGAGTTTGGTTAACAGAGGCACCATAATCATGGCCGATCTTAAAATTTCAGCAGCACCCCCTAATCCGGCTCCAGCAGGGACTGATAGCCTTGCAACGAATAAGGCTGGTGTTGATTTTCAAACTACACTTAGCCAGATATTAAGTTTGGTTGTTCTTCCCCCATCGCCTCAAGGATTGGGAGTGTGGAAATATCGCACTGAGATAGCCGAACCACCGGCTAGTGGACAAATTAGGTTCAATAATGCCAATATTTCATTGGCAACTGAACTTTATATCGCTGAAACAAACAGCGGCGGGCCAACGGATGTTTCGCTTTTCCTGGATATTTTACTTGTACCCGGCGCTATCCTGTATATTCAGGATAAAACGGTCTCCGCTAATAATGTTCTCGTTGAATGTGGCGCTGTTACGGATGAAGGTACATACCGAAAGGTTATCATTGCCAATGTTCTTGAGAATGGCACAGAACCCAGTAACAACACGGACGTTATTTTTGTAATTGGTATTGCACCAAGTGGTGTCGTAGAAGTCAACGATCTTAGCGCCATCGTTACATGGGCCAATGTCCCGGATGCGAACGTTACGGAAGGCTCGGTTACGCAGCACGAAGCTGCAATCAACCATGACGCGCTCCTAAATTTCTTGACGAGTGAGCATTTTACACAGGCTGCGATCTCAATTCCTGCTTCGCAGATATCGGATTTTGATACCGAAGTAAGTAATAATGTATCGGTAGCCGCTAATTCAGCGAAAGTTAGCAATGCCACCCATACTGGAGAAGTCACAGGCTCAGGAGCTTTAGCCGCACACCCGACCATAATTTCGAACAAGGCTGTTGTTACTGCGATAGCAACAGATAAAGTCCTCTTATTAGATGCCACGGATGGGCTGCTGAAAGCTGCTGATGCTGTTGATTTCTTGGCTGGTGGTGCCGAGGTCAATGATCTAAGCTCAGTCGTTACGTGGGATGATATCCCTGACGCGAACGTGCCAGAGAGTGCGGTTACGCAACACGAAGCGGCTCTTACGATCCTTGAATCTCAGATCACAGATGGTTCTATTCTTGCTAGGGTAGCCTCTGCTGAGACTATCAGCAACACTTGGAATAGGCTCGATAATGTTGGGCTAAATTTTGGCACAGGTAATGATTGGTCGTTATTCTTTAACGGCGCAGACCTGCAACTCATTGCTGCTGGTGCTGCTGATCCTACTTCATTCCAGATATTCGACGCAGGTGGGCTAAAGTGGGAGCTTGATCATGGTAATGATCGGATGTGGTTACGTGATGGATACACCTTCCGCATATCTAGCTCCGACGATACCGACTTCGCAGAGTTCAGCCACGACCTGACCGACTTCCTCACCGCGTTTACGACTACGGTTGACTGGAATATCACCGGACTCAGTGGCCGTATTAAACAGGGGGCTGAGACGCTAGCGTTCCTCTCCGAAATACCAGCCGGTGGTGGGGACGTATTCAAAGTCGGTACTCCGCTTATTGATCAAATTGGAGTGTGGACTGGTGATGGGACCATCAAAGGCTTTGCAGGTTTTGAATTTGATGGGTCGCAGTTACTTCTACCTGATGGAGCAGCAGGGACTCCATCTTTAGCATTTAACTCTGGCGGGGAAGGATTCTGGACAGGTGGCGTCGCTCAGCTAAATGCGAGTATTGGTGGCGTCCGTAAAATGTTCCTTAACAGTTCAGCATTTACTGTTGATGGGAGTATTGGGGTAGAATCAGCAACAGGCCCAAGAATGCTTCTTGAGGTTCCTTCTGCTACGAACCCAGTCATAAATGTAAGGCAATTTGATGCCGATACAGGTCTTGGTTCTGTTGCCAATGGTTCAATGTCTCAAATTAGTGACGGGGAGGAATCTACTCGTACTGTAGCAGCATCCGCTGGTGGGCTTCAAGCTAATAACCAAGATACCGGCGGTGGCCTGGAACGAGTATTGACCGAATCGGACCTCGGTGCTGGTGGAGCAGTAGCTAATAATGCGGTTCAGGCACGACGCACAACATCTTTTACAATAGTCGCATCCTTTGGTGATGTGACACTCGATGCAACAGATGTTGAAACTGACGCGGCAGTAATTGAACACGACGCTGTAACAGACAGAATCGTTGTAAAAGAGACTGGCACATACAAAATTGAATACGAATTAGATATTGATAATGCTCTCGTAGCCGGTTCTGATTTAATACTTGTGGAAGGGAGAGTGCGATTAAATGATGCAGGAACCGGCATAAATGGTTCACTAGCAAGTACAAGCGCATTTCGGGATACTTCGGTCGGCACCGGTAACGAGAATCGATTTTTCTCCCATTTAAGCAATGGGTTTATTGCTAATCTAACTGCTGCTGATTTTGTCACATTACAATTGAATCAAATACCGGATACTGGTGGACTCGAAGTTTTTACTGCGGAGAATGTTTCGCTTCAAGTAACAAGGTTGCTCTAGTAGTTTCGTAATGGCCCGTGTATCACCTATACAAGAGTCTTTTGCTTATGGACAAATCGATCCGCGAATTCAAGGTCGAGTTGGTTCAGACGCG